CATTGTCATTATTTTTCTATCATCTCTAACTTCTCCAGTATCCGCATCATAAATTAATTTATTCTTATAACGCTGCATAATATCTCTAAGATACTGTTCTGCTTTCATTTTAGGTAAATTACCAACATCAATGTAAAATATTCTTCTTTCTGGTGCTCTCGATATTCTGTAAATAACTAAAGAATCCTCAATCATTCTTAACTGATTTAATGATTTGATCGCTTTATGTAAATGTGAAATGACCATTTTTCTACCAGCATTGGTAACACCGGAACCAGAATATGCAATCATATCAGGAGCAATCTTCAGTTGCTTTTTAGAATAATCTCCAACTCCCATTTTATTAGGTTGATTGGACATTGGTTTATCCTGATACAAATAATATTCATAATATTCACCAGACATATCTTTCTTTAATATAGCTTCTCGAGGAATGCTTATCTCTGGTTTTTTTCTTTCTCTAACTTTTCTTATTTTAAGAGGATCAACAAATCTTAATTCTTGTAATCCCGCAGAAGGCTCAGCTGGATCAATAACACATTGATAATAAATTCTACCATCAACATACCATTTTCTAAAAATATCATAACCATTATTATTAAAATCTAAAAGTCTCATAATCTCTGCAAATTCATCTGCAATTTTGTCTTTGATTTTATCTGTAACATTTAAATTATGTAACGCAATTGAAATCGCTGGAACATCTCTTCCAGTAACTATAGCCTCATTTACAATATCATCTATAGCCATATCGACTTCTGGTTGTAACACCATTGTTCTATATCTGTTAATAAGGTCTGCCTCATTTTTGGCAGTACCTTCCATATCAATATAAGTACCATAAGCACCACCCGCAGACATTCCATACGATGATGCTATATCAAACTGGCCTTCAAGATCATCAGGTTTAGCAAAAGCTAATAATTCTTTTTCTTCGTCATTTTTTCCGATCTTAAATCCAAATAAACTAAATTGTGCCATAATATATCCTATTGATTGTTTTATTTTTCATATACATTTCTCTAATAATCATCATCCATTGTTAAATCAAAATCATCCAACGCTGCATTCATTTCTGCCACACCCTGACGTCCTTCTTCTTCTGTGTACTCTGTCCTTCCAATCCAATTGTCGGCGCTGATGGAGGGACTCTCAGGCTTAGACTTTATATAATTGGTTGTATAATATTGATATTCGAATGTTGCTGTAAATTCTTCGATTGCATTTGTCGTATCCCAAGAAACAGGAATATCTGTTAATGTTAATGGATATAGCCCATTAAATGTATATTTTTTTAAAGGATTTCCATTTTTTGAAAATTGAGTCAATATAGCTGAAGATTGATAATCGAGTGGCATGTTCTCTCTTCCTCCAGTAGATTGTACTCTTGTTCTTCCAAGTTTCACGTGTCCAGAAATATAATCAGACCATCTTTCTAATGCATTTCTTAATTTAAAATCTTCGTCATTAAGAAAGGTACATGTCCATTGTGGATATGTTCTTTCCCCTGCAAATTTAAAAACTCTACCAAGATAATTTACTGTTGTGGAAGTTGATATAGATGCTGGAAGAAATGTTGTTTTAATGTTATAATTTGTTCTAGTAGTAGATGTCCAAGGCCACTTGATATCCACTTCAAATAGGTTAGGTGACGCACCACCATATTTTAGCGCTTTTGATCTAAAGTCTTGAACATTGAATGCCACGAGTTACCAACCTGTAAAGTGTTTAAAATTATTAACTATTTATAACTATTTATCACGCAGTGGCAACGGCTGCAATAACATCACCCTCTCCTGCGGCATTTCCAACGTCAGTTGTTTCTAGAAAATAATCGTATCTCCAAGTTACAGTAAATTCTTGAAATCCTTCTGTGCCCCAATCTAATGCAATATCACTTATATTTACTGGCCAAGCCTGTATTAACTTATAAGTTATTGTTTTTTTACCTTCTTTGGTTAATTGAGAAACAGATAAATCTCTATAATCAGAAGTAGTTTTATTATATGGTCCATATGTTGCATCTCTTGCTCCATCAATCATTCCCGCCATTTGTCTCATCCATTGTATTAACAAATGTCTTATTTCACCATCATCATTTAAAAATGTCGTGTTCCATACATCATAGGTTCTAACTCCTGGAAGTTTAATTGCTCTTCCTCGATAATTTACGGGAATTACATTAATATTTGTTCCTGGTAATGATGCCGCTCTACAATGTAACAAAAAATTTGTTCCTGAGAAACTTCCGCCAATTTCAAATAGCGTAGGTCTCGCTCCCCCATCCGCTAAAGCGGTTTTAATATCATTAACGTTAAATCCTGTACTAGCCATTATTTCTCCTTTTGTTTATGCAACTGCTCCGCCGGCAACAGTATTTATATTGTTCACCTTATTATCAGCTGTAGATAGTACTGGTCCAGAATAAGAATACTGCCAAGTTATAGTAAATGTTTCTATAGTATTTACTGAATCATGACTTAATTCGATTGGTGATATATTATTCGGCCATGCGCCATGTAATTTCATACTATCAATAGTACTATTATCGCCGGATAATGAATAAGCTTTAACTAATACTGTTCCCAACATCGATGAATGGGGAATCGACCATTTTCTTACATTCCCCTCTGCACTGTTCATAGCTTCTATCCATTTTTCAATATTTGTTCTAACTTTCATACTTTCATCATTTAATACTGTGCACGTCCAATCACCAAATGTGGTATCTCCTGCGAAGAAAACCTGCCTCCCGTAATAAGAAACAGGAATTTCTCCATTAATATATCCTGGCATGACCGTTGCATTTACTAGAAAATCTAATTTATCCGTTTCATCATTATTCATGCTCAATTTAACATCTTCTGTTGGTAATGTTAAATTACATGAAAATAAATTAGATCTCGCCCCTGATGCTTTAATTGAACCAATAAAAGTATCTACACTAAAATTGCCCATTCATTTCTCCTTTATCTTTGAACTACTTCACTAAATGATACGCCAGTTCTTACAGATACAAAACTTAATTCGATAAAGTTAATTGATCTGGCCGGCTTAACATATATAGCACCCACAAATTGATTTGCGTCTACTACTGATGGAGGATTATTAGATCCATCACACACAACCATAAAATCTGTAATTCCTCCTCTTGCCTGAATATCTCTCAAGAATGGTTCCACAATTGAAGTAAATTGTGTTCTTGTAAAATCGTCATTGAATTCAAACAATGATTGTTTTGCCGCTATAGAAATTGATTTTTCTAATGTGATAAACAATCTTCTTACATTAATTCTATCAAACGCATTTGGTTTTGCTAATAGTGTTTTATCTCCAAACAATAATCTTCCTTGTCCTGGAAAATTCACAACAGAATTGATACCTTTATTATAAAGAACATCTCTATCAGCTTCCCCAGGATTCCATGCCAATTCTGCAATATTCCTAATTTGACCTCTAGTATAACCTGCCGGTGACCAAAATGATCCCAAAGTATTTTCTGTAGCAACTGCAAGTCCTGCACAATCTGCATTTAATGGAATATATCTCCAAACACCATTATGACCGTCCCATTGCTTTTTCCATCCTGAATCCATAAATCCATAAGATGTACTTGGTAGACCATTTCTATAATCTATAACATTAGATGATTGAGTAGTTGTGCCCAAAACATCTGATCTTTCTGGTGAACAAAATACAACCAGATCTTTTCTTGATTCTGCAATAGAGGACATTACATAACTGGATAATGCCGCCGTTGCGTCTCCCATAAAAATAAGTGAAGCATCTGAATCTACTGGTTCTTTAAATACATCGTATCCCGTTTTTCGATCGCCAAGTGATAATGTTTGTCCATCCAATCCACCATTAAGTGACCATGATTGTGACCATCCAAATGCATTAAATTTAGTATTATTTACCGCAGCCGTTCCCCACGCAGAATCAGTAGTATCATCAGTATTTACTACACTACCTGTTGCTGGATGTGACATTGCCCATACTGGAAATGCGTCTGTGTTATTACATTTAGATTTATAATAGTCCGGAGAATTTGAAGCGACTGATACTCCATTCCATCTTTCTATTAATGTATCGCCCGTCGATGCTGTTGAGGATGTTCCCCAATTTCCATCTTCATCTACAATAACAACATGAATTTCAT